CGCTTGCCGGTGGGAAAATGACAGCAGGGCTACGTGAGGAGATGTCAAGAGTATTGGGGATTCAGTCCAAGAGTACAATTTCCGACAATTGTGCTGATGTCGTATTTCTGTATCAGAACTATGGGGATTTCAG